CGTCAGAAGCCTGGGCGCCAGTCGCCGTGCCAGTCGTGATCCGCGGCAGGTTGATCGAGTCCGTGCCGGAAGGCAGCGGCATCGAGTTGCACAGGTTCGCCAGAGTGCGGCCCGCACGCAGGTAGGCGACATATTCGTCAACCAACCAGAGTGGCGGCACGAAATACCCGCCCGTGCCATCCGTTCTGTTGAGCGCCCGGGTCTCGAAAACGTTCACACCCGAGCCGAGGAACCGCTCGAACGCCAGCTCCTCACGCCGCGACGCGGTGTGCAGCCGCTCGACACGCTCCTGCGCCGCGCGGGCCCGCCGCTCACGCCGGTTCGGCAGCTCGACACGCAGCTCAGCGGCGTGCCGTCCCAGCCGCTCCCGGGACGCGTCGAGTCCGCCGCCGCCGTCGCCGTTGGAGAACGCGTCACGGGCCAGGTCCGCCCAGTAACTGTTCGGGCTGTGCTGCCCGTAAATCATCGGCTCCGAGGTGACCTGCACGCCGGACGCGCGGGCGCCGGAGCCGTGGTCGTCGGCGATCCCGGCGTTCCCGGCGCGGGCCGCCCGGGCGCGCTCCTCACGCTGCGCCTGGTCGCCCAGGTCGTCCAGCCGCTGGTTCAGCGCCCGGATCTCCGTTATGTTCGCGGCGTACCGCGTGTCCTCCTCAGCCGTCGTCGCCCGGGACGCCGCCGACGCCGCCGACAGGATCTCGCGGTTCGCGCCGATCAGGGACGTCCGGCGGGTTTCCAGCTGGCCAGTCAGATCATGGCCGTCGTCAGGCATCAAACGCCTCCACGCAGAGATGACTTGGGATCACGGCGTGACCGTCTCTGCGTGGAAGCTGCCGCGTGACCGCTGGCCCCGTCAGGGGCAGGCGGCCCGGCGGAGACTGCCCGGCAAAATCACCCGTGTAACTAAGCGCAGGCTACACGGTGTGACGCCAGCTCCTCAAGGTCGAGCTCCCTGGTGAGCAGCTCCAGCTTGCGGGCCGCCGCCATCTGCGTCTCCGGGCCCGGGATGCCCGTCGAGTCATCCACGGTCACCGTCGCGCCCGTCGCGAAGCCGTGACCGCACTGGTCGCAGAACTTCGCGCCCCCGTCGTTCCCCGCCTGGCACTGCGGGCACGTCAGCCCAGCAGCGACAGGGGCCGGGTTGTAGTCCGGCGTGGCGGCCAGGTCCATGTCCTCCTCGGCCGACGCGCGGCGCTCCAGCGGCCGTGCCGAGGCGTGCTGCCCGGCCACGTCGACGCCGTGCTTCCCGGCCGCCGCCTTGATCCCCGGCATGGCCTTGCCGCCGAACGGGGACTGCGGCGCCCGGGCCAGCGCGTTGCGGACGTGCGCGGCGTCCTGGACGGGGAAGTGCCGCTTGGACCGGGGCGTCGTCTTGCCCTCGGCGTCCTTCTTGCCGCCCGGCTCGATGTACGCGAAATCGCTGTCCGGCAGGTCGTTCTGGTCTGCGGCGCTGACCGCCGCGCGCCGCTCCAGCGGCCGGCCAGCCGCCCAGCCTGTCAGCGACGGGTAGCCGTCGTCCGCGTCGTGGTCGTTGGCCAGCCCCTGCCCGCACTGGTCGCAGATCTTCGCGTCCGGCGCGTTCCACAGCCCGCACCGGCACTCCTGCGTGTCGTCCGGGTCCCCGGCGTAGTCCATCAGCGGCCGCATCCCGTTGCCGCACTGGTCGCAGTAGCGGGCGTCCGCGTCGTTCCCCGACTGGCACTGCAAGCAGGTCACATGCTCGTCAGCGCCCCGCTCGTACGGCTGGGTCGGCATCCGCCGCTCGCGCATTGGGCGCCCGATCAGCACCGGGCGCCGCGCCGCGAGCAGTTCGACAGGGGACATCGACACACCGGCCGTCGCCGAGTTCGCGCCGTGGACCACCGCGCACACGTCACCGCGGTTAAGTTCCATCTGCATGACGCCGCGCCGCTCGAAACTGTCATCCCACTGCTGCTGCACGCACACAAATGCGAGCGACATCTCGCTCATGTCGCCACGCTTAACAGCGCTGGCGAGCTGACGGACTCTCTCAAGGCTGCCGTCCATCGACGGCACCTGCACATGCAGCCCGTGGGTGTCCTCGGCCAGCCGCATCGTCCCCGACCTGGTCCGCGCCAGCGCGATGTCGCCGTCGTCGTGCCCGATCAGGAACGGCACATCCAGATTTGGATTCGACAGCGACCGCTTGCATGCCCCCGGTGCGACGTACTCCCTGTACGGTTCACCGGCCGGATCCCACATGTCGAACTCAGTGCCGTACACCGTGGCGTAGCCGGTGAACTCGAAGTTCGACCCGGCCGCGGTGCCGTTCGGCTTCGCCCGCATCTCAATCCGGCTGATCCCGGCAGTCAGCGCGACCCCGGGCGTGAACGACATCCCCAGCCGCTCAGGCATGCCCTGCATCGCTATCCGCCGCTGACGGCGCAATTCCCGGCGCACTGCCTCATCCATTCCCGGCCTCCTACAGTCCCTGGCTCATTCTCGGCAGCATCGGCGCCAGGGGCATCGCGTTGACCTGCTCGCGCTGCGCGTCGGTCAGTGGCGTCATGTCCTCACCCTGGCGGACCTCGTCCTGCGTGACGGTGCGGGACGCGATCATCGCGTGGTTCACCGTCCACCGGGTCAGGATGTCGGTGCGCAGCAGCGGCGACAGGTCGAACTTCACGTACTGCCCAGGCGGGGTCATCGCCCCCAGCTTCCGTTCCCACCAGGTGATCCACCGCTGCATCGTGTACGTCAGGAAGTCCAGCGCCCGCTGCTCCACGTTCGCGTAGGTGACGTTGGAGCCCTGCATCGTCACGCTGACCATCTCCGGCCAGATCCGGAAGAACCGGCACACCTTCAAGTCGGACAGGCCCTGCGTGTCCAGGAACTGGCTATCAGTCGGGCTGACCTGCACCTGCTGGTACTTCCAGCCGCCCGTCATCACCGCCGGCTCCCGGGAGCCGTGCACCGCGGCCATGAACTTCTGCTTGACCGTCTGCGCGTCCTCCTGGCTGAACTCGTCCTGCGAGTCGTTCAGCAGCAGCCCCGACGGGTGGGCGCCGTCCTCGAAGAACCCGTTGCCGAACTCCTCGGCGTTCAGGCCCAGCCGCACGGCCTGCTGCGCGTAGTACAGGATCGACATGCCTGTCATCGACCCGGCCGGCCGGAAAATCGTCTTGTGCCACACCGTCGCCGGGTCCTGCACCTGCCCGCCGAACTTGAACTCCGGGCTGCCGTCCGCCTTCCGGCGGGCCTGCACCTTCCCGTTGTCCTGCAGCTCGATCTGCGACGGGTAGCCGAGCCGGTCCCGGTTCACGATCTTGCCGTACGTGTTGCCGCGGGACAGCGACACCGTCGCCGCGTACAGGAAGTCGCCGATGTCCATGTCGGCGGACGGCTCGTTGAGGATCTGCGGCTGCCTCGCCACCTTCTGCGGCGTTTCCTCCGTCAGGCCCATCCCCGGGCCCGGCGTGGGCGTCTGCACGCCCGTGGCGGGCAGCTGGAACGCCCACGGCTGCAGCATCCCCATCATCGACCCGAGCAGGTCCTCGCACGCCCACACCGTCGAGTGCCGGAACGCCATCTCCGGCGACCCGGACCCGTACAGCTCCTCGACCGCGTTGATGTGCGCGCCGACCGGCGGGGCCACGAACGACAGCTGGGCGATCCGCTGCTCGCGGCCCGGGCGGGACGCCGCGGCGCGCTCACGAGGCAGCGGGCCGGCGAACACCGCCATGGTTACAGCTGCCTGTCGGCGAGCAGCCCGAACAGGCCCCCGGCCGCAGCCATCACGCCCAGCTCGGGAACCTGGTGAAACACACCATGAACGATCATCGCGACCCCAAGTGTGACACCCGCCGCGCCGGCCACGCCAGGGACGCTCGCCGACCAGCGCACCAGCGTCCCCGCCACCTCCGCGCCGGCCAGCGACCAGCGGCGCCCCAGCGCCCGCAAGCTGGCCGGCATGCGCGGCGCGGCGCGCTGGCGGCCTGTCCCGCCGCAGTCCCGGCACGGCACCCCGTTGACCTCACGGCCACCCGCGCACCCCGGGCACGCAGGCAGCCGCAGCGGCGCCGTGGCAGCGGTCATTTACACCGCAGGCGCGGGCTCAGCCACCGGCGCCTCGGCGGCCGCTGGCTTGTCCCACAGCGCGCCGAGGCCCTTCAGGACCTCCACGGCGACGCTGAGCCCGTTGGCCGGCACATGCAGCACCGTGGCCAGCGTGTCCATCACCTCGACAGCGGCAGGGTTGGCCGCGATCGCCTCAAGCTTCGTCACGGCGGCCTCGTCGATGCCCTCGGCCTTGGCCACCAGGTCTTCGAGTCCGGCCTTGATTTCGGTGATGACGCTCACAGGTGCCTCCGGGGGTTGCGCTTGCACTGACGCTGCGATCATGGTAGCGCCCGGGTGGTGGTGACGCTCGAAAGCTTTCCAGGGGTGCAGCAGGTCTTCCTCGACACGCTCGAAAATCGGTTCAGCCATCACGATCACCTCTCTGGTCACCACACCGTGTTCGCCCAGTCCCGCGGCTTTGTCAGCCGGGCCAGCTCGTCCACGCCCATGCACAGCGTGATCGCCGCGTCGATGTGCACCCGTGAGCGGCCCTTGCTCAAGGTGAACCCGCGTTCCTGCTGGTGCTTCACCGCCGCCTTGACCTGCCGCGCCTCGTCCGGGTCACCGGTATGCACGATCTGCTGATGGATGATCATGTCGAACGCCAGTCCGCACGCCGGGGCCATATGCTGCGGCGACTGGTTGAACTCGATCACCAGGAAGCCCTCTTCCTCGAGCTGGCGGGCCGGCAGCTCGAAAAACCGCGGATCGTAGACGATCCCCCTGAACCGCGGCCCCATGGCGAGCGCCTGCTCGCGGATGTACTCCCAGACCTCAAGGTGGTCGATCTTCCCGTCCGCCGGGTACCAGGTCCGGTTAGTCGTGGCCACCCGTCCGTCATGCAGTTTCGTCAGGGTGCGGACGCTCACGCTGTCCCGCTTCAGCGCCATGTCGATCGCCAGGATGGCCAGCTCGTCCCCGGCCAGCTCCCACGTCCCCCGGCACTTCCCCCACGCCGCCGGGTGATCCTTCAGCCACGAGTCAGCCGGCACATCGACCCAGGCGTTGCCGTAGTAGCGGATCCACTCATGATGCTCGACCGCCGGGTTGTCCCACTCGCGGACGCGGCCCTCGATGTCCCACAGCACCCCGGCCGCCGCCGAGGCTGCGACCACGGCCTGCCGCCGGTCGTCCGCCTTCGAGTAGTCCAGGCCGTCAGGGGCCTCACGCCAGTCGAAGAGCAGCCGCGGCGACACGGACGGGTCGTGCTGGGCGCGGCGGCCGTGCTTGTACATCGCGCCGAGCAGCGTGTGGTCCACATCGAACCCGGCCGTCGAGATCCCCAGCTTCCGGCCCGGCCCGCGGGTCACCTCCCGGCCATCAGGCAGCCGGCAGATCATCCGCCGCTTGCGCGTGGACTTGCCGATGACCATGTGGACGCGGGCCTTCGTCGAGCCGACGTCGCCCCACTCGTGCAGCTCGTCGCCGACGAACAGGGACGGCAGGCCACCCTCGTTCGTCCCGGCCACCGCGGCGACCCGTCTCATGATGCCTGGCCGGCCGTCCGCGTACTTGATCTCCGTGTCGTACACCTCGGCGTAACCGCACAGCGGCGCCTCAGCGACGGCCTGGTCCCGGCCGCCGAGCATCACCCCGGCGATAGCGAACAGCAGGTCCGCCTGCTCGAACGACGCGGCGGCGTTGATGATGTTCGGGGAGACGGGCGCGATCTGCGGCGGCCCGAACATCTCCAGGCATTCCAGCGCCGCGACGAACGTCGTCTTGCCGTCGCCGGTCGCTGCGCCGCGGAGCGCCTCGTCGTACCGCCAGTAGCCGCACGCCGGGCAGAACTCATACCACCGGTAGACGAACCGCTTCTGGTCGGGGCGCAGGCGCAGCGGCTTGCCGAACCAGTCGCCCTCGGCGCAGATCAGGAACCGTTCCATCCACCGGACCGCCAGCGGGCCTTCCGTGGGCCACAGCGCGCCGGGAGCGGGCTGCCAGCCGCAGTCGATGCAGCCGGGGTCAGTCGCCATTGGGCCGCCAGATCCCGCGCCAGCGGATCTGCTCGCACTCGCGCCTGAATGCTCGCCGGTCAGCCCGCTTGTACTGGCGGTACCACCACCACTGGACAGCGGGCCAATCCCACCACCGGAACCGGGGCTCCGACAGGACGACCGGCGGGCCGCCGCGTTCAACAGCCTCCAGGAACCGCGCCTTCAGCTCGTCAAGCGCCTCCTGGTCAAGGTCGTGCGCTTGCAGCCACAGCGGCGGGACGATCCAGCCGTCAGGCGAGGCGGGGATCTGGCTCATTGGGCCTCACCGATGCCGTGAGGACACAGCCATTGAGGTTCGCCAGGAGAGATCCGGCAGTCATCGCCGTATCCTTCCGCGATGTCCTGGCACCAGCCGCACCATCCGACAGTGCCGAATTGCCGCTGGTCCTCCCTGGCAAACGGCAGGCCGTGTACGCAGCAGCGCGGACAGCGAGGCGCTGCGTCAGAGCCGGGGGTCTGGCTCATCCTCACCCTCCCGCATGAACTGGTCATTCAGCTCAAGCAGCGACTTCTGCGCCGCCGCCACCGTCAGGCCCAGCCGGTTCCGGTTCAAAGCACCGAAGCCGAGCTGCGCCTCACACCGCTCCGCCGTCGCCAGCGCGCTTTTCGCGGTCATGTACGACGGGTGCTCGGTCAGCTGCATGTTCCCGCCGATCACCACCGGCTTGCGGTCAGCCCGCCGCAGCGCCCGCGCCGCCCGGTCGATCGAATCAGCCCACCGCAGCAGCAGCGGACGGTCACCCGGCGTCCACATCGACGCCACACCGTCCGCCCACGCACCCTCCCACGCCTCCTGAGTGATCACGAGCCACGGAGGGCGGCGGGATGGTAGCTCGAAGCGCTCCAGGCCGCCAGCGGCCACCTCCAGCTCGGCGCGGCGGCCATTCCGGCGGTCCACAGCCGCCCCAGCAGGCTTTTTCGTGCGCGGCATCGGCCCTCCTTGGTGATCTTGGACCCTTGAAACCGATTTGGTACCAGCGAAAAAGGCGCTCATGGGCTGCGGGCCATGAGGGTGCTTGACCTAAAAACCACATCATGGCTGCTCAGCCCACCAACAGCAGTTGCTCACCGCTACCACGGTTGTTCTTGCTCAGGTTGCACCAGTGGTGCGAGAGCTGAAGGTTGGCCAGCTCATGCGTGCCACCCCGCGATAGCGGCACGATGTGGTCGATGCCCGGTCTCATCGGCCCTGACTTGGCGCGCACTGCCTTGTGACAGATGCCGCATCGCCCATGGTCACGCCTGATCAGGTAGGTCAGCAGTCCGTATCCCTCAGCGATGAGGTGGCTGTCGAGGCCTAGGTCGTGAGCGTGGCGAGCGTGTGATCTGGCGAGCACCGAATCGCGGTAGTCCGGGTCTGAGTGGTAGCGCTTGGTGAGTGCTTCGCTTGTCAGGCGGTTCGAGCGTGCCTTGCTGCAGTCGCGAGAGCACGTCACCTGGGTGCGCCGTCGTGCGGGGAACAGCCGCTTGCACTGGTCGCAGTTGCGGATCCAGACCATGCAGGCGATGGGTTGCTCAGCAGGATGCGATCCCGTGATCTCGCGCTTGAGTCGCACACCGCAGGCGCGGCCACAGGTGCGCTGTGCTGAGTAGGTTGGCCGGTAGGTCGCTCTGCACACTTCGCAGGCGCGCTGCTTGCAGTCGTTCACTTCCTGTTCCAGCCGATGTTGCAGGCCGCATGTGCTGGCCCCAGGTTCGCTAGCACGTTGGTGCCGCCTTTGCGTAGCGGCACGATGTGCTCGACGGTGATCTTCTGCCCGGGCTGGAAGGGTTTGCCGCAGATGACGCATGGCCTGCCGTTGCGGCCTTGGGCGATAACGAGTGGCTTGTTGCGCTGGTACTCGCCGTCGTAGCCGCGGCTGCTGCTGGATGGCCGCCAGTTGCGTTTCTTGCGCTTGGCGTCGTAGATGGCTTGGCATGCCGGGCATCGCCAGCCGCGGGCGGTGTCTTTGTCGTAGAACACGTGGCAGTCCTGGCATCGGCGGTACGGCATGTCACTGGCCGTGCTGCCAGCGCCACAGCAGCGCGCCGATGCCAAGGCCCAGCACGACGGCGATAGCGGCGATGCCGAGCGCGGCGAATGTCTCGACTACCCAGATCGTGCCGGGTTCGACGTGGATGACGCTGCCGCTCAATGTGGCCTCACGGGGATGATCTCGGGTGGCTGCTCGCCACCGAGCGCGGGCACGAGCCCGTACAGCCGGTCGTCACCGATCTGGGTGGTCTCGATGGTGACGACTTCGTGGGCGCGCGCTGTGATGACGATCTCCTGGATGTGCAGGAGGCTGCCGACGAGCCCGGCGGCTTCGAGTGCTTTGGCGAAGTCCTCGGAGCGGATGACGGTGGGGTATTCGCTCATGTGGGTGTGCTTTCGGTGAATGGGCCTGCGACGGCGAGGGCGGCTTGTGCGGCTGCGTATGCGTCGGTGGCCACCAGGATTGTGTCTATCCGGTCTGGGATGGCGCCTATGCAGCAGGGGCATGCGTGGATAGCGAGTATTTCGGCGATGGCGGCTCTGAGTTCGTCTCTGGTCATGCGTGCTCCTGGGCTGCTTGGGGGACGCACCAGCCGCAGAGGCCGTCAGCGAGGGCTTCGGTTCGTTCCCGGCCACCGCATGCGGCGCAGATCGCGTAGCCGGGCGACGTCCACGCTGCTGATGATCGTTTTTGACCTGTGGACAGCGCGCTGCCTTCCACAGGGGTTGTGACTACAGATCCATAATCAGTTGAGGGAACTAGGTCTTCTGAGGGAACGGGTGACATGCAGGGTGTCCGCCTACTTTGGCCGTTCTGTCCGCCTACTTCGTTGTCCACAGGCTGTTTAGGCGGACAGGTAGGTGTCTCCCTACTTGGGTTGTCCACAGGCATGTAGGCGGACAGCATAATGTCGCCCTTCTCTGAGTTGTCCACAGGCATCGGGAGGATGCGGTAGCGGGTCCGGCGGTGCCCTTGCGCTTGGCTCACAACCTCGATCAGCCCCGCCTCGGCGAGCGCGGTGAGACGCCTTTGCACCGTCCGGTGCGTGCATTTCCCGCGCATTGCGAGAATTTCCCGGCCGGGCCACGCAATGCGCGTTATCTCGTTAGCGGATTCCGCGAGGGCAAGGAGCATGACCGTTTCGTGGCCGCCGAGATTGGCGGGCCGCGAGTCGAGAATTTCGGCCATGATCCCAATGCCCACTCAAGCTGTCCTGTCTCCCTGGTCGCCGGATAGGATTTGTCCTGGCTGGTGCGGCTAGAGGCGGTCCGGCCCGTCACTCGGCGGGCCGGACCGCTGCGGTTAGGTCAGACGTTCAGGAACAGCTGGTTGTCGGTGCCGTGGCAG